ATTTTTTTTATTTCATATTTTATAATGGAAATTATAAAATTCAATGAAATAAAAATAAGACAAAAGCATTTATTATCTTTATCTATTGTTAAAATGATTGGTCCTTATAGAGAATTTGATAAATATACTCGTGCTTTAGATAGATTATTAACTCATACTTATAATAATAAATTTGGATTTGATGTTCGTGTATATTTTGACGATAGTTGTTCATTAGAAATTAAAACATTCATTAATAAATATAAAAATGTAGAATTTTATAAGTTTAATTATCCTCCATTAAGAATTGGACAATTTCATGATGGTACTTTTGGATCGTTAGTTCGTTTATTACCAATATTTGAGGAAAGTCCTGAAGGTGTAGTTCATCAATATGATTATGTTTGGATTGATGATATAGATATATTTCCAAAAAATTTAAATTTAGGAGATATTTATAAAGGAAAAAAAGGATTTAATACATATTTTTTATCTATATTCTGTTACTATAGACCATGGATTAAAACTGATCATAATTTTAATATGAATTTCCCATTAGTAACAAATATTAAATTACGTGCATTCATCATGAATAATTTTTTAAAAGATTTAGCAAATAATAAATTTAAGGATGTTGTACAAAGAATTCTTACATTTCGTCCAGATAGATATATATATGATTATCCAGTCAGACATCCTTATGGAATGGATGAATATTTTACTAATTTTATAATATATGATAAATTAACTAAATATAATACATATGCATTATACCAAATAGAAGTTACACCATTATTAAAGAGTATATCTTATACAAAAGGAATTGATGAAAAGTATAAAGAAATATTAAAATCCTTATTAGATTTACAATACACTGCAGCTAAAGCAACTGATATAAAAATAATTACAAATATTAATAATACATATATAAAATTATTTAATAAATTAGATCAACCAAAATTATTTTCAATTATAGATGAAGATAAAATAAAATGTATAAAAGAATATATTAGTTTTTTAAAAACATATGATATGCAAGATATAACTGACTTTAAATATGTTATTAAAATTAATTAATTTTGTTTGATAACTTTTTATAGGAATTTTTTTTATTTGATATTTTATAATGGAAATTATAAAATTCAATGAAATATTTAATAGAAAAAAACATTTATTATCTCTATCTATTGTTAAAATAATTGGACCTTACAAAGATTTTTTTAAATATACTAATGGATTAAATAGAATATTAGAGCATACTAATAATAATACATATAATTTTGATGTGCGTGTATATTTTGATGATACTGTTTTATTAGAAATAAAAAATTTAATTAACAAATACAAAAATGTTGAATTTTACAAGTTTAATTATCCACCTTTAAGAGTTGGAGAGTTTCATAATGGCACTTTTGGAAGTTTAATTCGTTTATTACCATTATTTGAACATCATCCAGATAATTCACATATGTATAATTATATATGGATTGATGATATAGATGTATTACCAAAATATATAAATTTAAATATTATTAATAGTTCAAATATAACTGGTTTTAATACATATTTTTCATCACTATTTTGCTATTATAGACCATGGTTTAAACATTCACATAATTATAATATGAATTTCCCATTAATAACAAATGTTAAATTAGATCCAAAAATATTTTATAAATATATAAATGATTTAGCAAATGATAAATATAAAAATATTATTGAAGAAATTCTTAATTTTCGTCCTGATAAATACAAATATAATTATAAAATAAAACATCCTTATGGTATGGATGAATATTTTACAAATAATATAATATATAATCAATTAACTAAATATAATACATATGTAGCCTATAATACAGATGTAACACCTTTATTAAAAAATATATCTTATACAAACGGAATTGATGAAAATTATAAAGAAATATTAAAATCTTTATTAGACTTACAATATATGACATACAAAGCTACTGATATAAAAGTATTAAGAGACATTAATAATACATATATAAAATTATTTAATAAATTAAATACACAAAAATTATTTGCATTAATTTCCGAAGATAAAATAAAATGTATAAAAGAATATATAGAATTTATAAATAAATATGAAATGAAGGATATAAATGATTTTAAATATATTATTAAAATTAGTTAATTTTTTTATTTGCTATTTTTTTAGAAATTTTTTTATTTGATATTTTATAATGGAAATTATAAAATTCAATGAAATACAAACTCGTAGAAAACATTTATTATCTTTATCGATTTATAAAATGTTAGATACTTACAGACCATTTGAAGTATATTTTAATTCTTTTAAAAATATATTACCTGAATTATCTACTAAACAAACTATATTTGATATCAGAGTTTATTTTGATTTTAGTTGTCATAAAGAAATAGAACCATATATTAAAGAATATCCTGCAATAGAATTTTATAAGTTTAATTTTCCTAAATTAAGAATAGGGGAATATCATCATGGAATATTTGGTAAATTATTAGGATATTATCCAATATTTCAAGATTATTTTAATTATGAATATATTTATGTAACTGATGTTTTATTCGAGTTTAAATGGTATGAATTTGAAACAATTAATTTTATTATAGATAATAATATAGATACATTTTACTATTTATTACCCAAAAGAGAAGAAAAAGATAAAATATCTTTACCATTATTAACCAAAATAAAAATAGAAAAATCAATATTAGATAAATTTCTGAATGATATTTTTAATGGATTTTATAATAACATTATAAATACGTGGTTAAATAATAATAATTATTTAGTAATATATAATTATGATGTTAAATTTCCTTATGGTATGGATATATATTTTATAAATAATATAGTATATGATAAATTAACCAATGGTACAGTATATGCTAAAATATCATATGACTTATTAAGATTACTTACTAATATGTTTAAATTGAATTACACTAAGATATATAATATGCCAAAAAGATCAAAAGATATATTAGATCAAATAAAAAAACTAAGCGAAGTAAAATATAATTTGGAAGATAAAAATATTAAAGGGACAATTATTTCTTTAATTGTAAAATTTATTAATAAATTTGGTAGAGATGATTTCTTAAAGTTATTTTTTGAAAAACAGCATAGATCTATTTCTTTATTTTATAAATTTATTGATAAAAATATAGATAAAATCAATAATAATACTTTATATCAATTAAGTGAAGTTATTAAATTAAAATAAATTTTTTTATTTGCTATTTTATAATGGAAATTATAAAATTCAATGAAATAAAAATAAGACAAAAGCATTTATTATCTTTATCTATTGTTAAAATGATTGGTCCTTACAGAGAATTTGATAAATATACTCGTGCTCTAGAAAAATTATTAAATCATACTCATAATAATACATTTGAATTTGACGTCCGCGTATACTTCGACGATAGTTGTTTATTCGAAATTACACCTTTAATTAATAAATATAAAGATGTTGAATTTTTTAAGTTTAATTATCCTCCATTAAGAATAGGGAAATTTCATGACGGTACATTTGGATCAATAGTTCGCTTATTACCTATATTTGAAATAGCTAGAGTTGAAGATAAAATTCATGATTATAAATATGTATGGATTGATGATATTGATATTTTACCTAAAAATTTAAATTTAAATGATATTAATATGTTACAACTGAGAGGATTTAATACATATTTTTTATCTATATTCTGTTATATTAGACCATGGATTAAAACTGAACATAATTTTAATATGAATTTCCCATTAGTTACAGATATTAAACTAGATAATAGAATATTTTATAAATATATAGATGATTTAGCAAATAATAGATTAAAAGATGTAATCGAAAAAATTTTAAAATATAGACCAGATAGATATAAATATGATTATCCAGTTAGACATCCATATGGAATGGATGAATATTTTACTAATTATATTATATATGATAAATTAACACGATATAAAACATTTGTAAAATATCAAATAGAAATATTTCCATTATTAAAAAGCATATCTTTTACAAATAATTTAGATCAAAAATATAAAGAAATATTTAATTCGTTATTTGAATTACAAAATATTGCATATAAAACAACAGATAGAAAAATAATAATAAATATTAATAATACATATATAAAATTATTTAATAAATTAGATACAAATATATTATATTCATTATTAGATAAAAATAAAAAGAATTGTATAAAAGAATATATTGAATTTTTAAAAAAATATGATATGAAAGATATAAACAATTTTATTTATATTATTAAAATAAATTAACTTTTTAAAATTTTTTTTATTTACAATTTTATAATGGAAATTATAAAATTCAATGAAATACAAACACGTAGAAAACATTTATTATCTTTATCGATTTATAAAATGTTAGATACTTATAGACCATTTGAAGTATATTTTAAAGCTTTTAAAAATATATTACCTGAATTATCTACTAAACAAACCATATTTGATATCAGAGTTTATTTTGATTTTAGTTGTCATAAAGAAATAGAACCTTTTATTAAAGAATATCCTGCAATAGAATTTTATAAATTTAATTACCCTAAATTAAGAACTGGAGATTATCATCATGGAGTATTTGGTAAATTATTAGGATATTATCCAATATTTCATGATTATTATGATTATGAATATATTTATGTAACTGATGTTTTATTTGAGTTTAAATGGTATGAATTTGATGATATTAATTTTGTAATAGATAAGAAAATAGATACATTTTACTATTTATTACCAAAATCACATGAGAAAAAAAATAAAATTAAATTACCATTATTAACAAAAATAAAAATAGATAAATCATTATTTGATAATTATCTAAATGATATAGTAAATGGATTATTTGATGATTATATTACGAATATGCTAAATGATGTAAAATATTTAGTAACATATCATTATGATGTTAAATTTCCATATGGAATGGATAGTTATTTTATAAATAATATAGCTTATGATCAATTATTGAATGGTACAGTATATGTTAGAATAACATATGATATATTAAGATTACTAATAACTATGTTTAAAGTTAATTATAATAAGATATATAATATGCCAAAAAGATCAAAAGATATTTTAGATGAACTAAGAAAATTAAGTGAAATAAAATATAATTTGAATGACAAAGCTTTTAAAGGAACAATTATTTCTTTAATAGTAAAATTTATTAATAAATTTGGTAGAGATGAATTTAAAAACTTATTTCTTGATAATCAACATCAAGCAATTGAGTTATTTTATGATTTTATTGATAAAAATAAAGATAAAGTTAATAATAATACTTTACATAGATTAAGTGAAATTATTAAATTAAAATAAAATGTTAACTTTTTTTATTTGGTATTTTATAATGGAGATTATAAAATTTAATGAAAAAAAAATAATTCAAAAACATTTATTATCTTTATCTATTTTTAAAATAATTGGACCTTATAGAGATTTTAGTAAATATATTTTTGGATTAGATAGAGTATTAAATCATACTTATAATAATAAAAATAACTTTGATGTCCGTGTTTATTTTGATGATAGTTGTTTTACTGAAATAAAACCACTCATGAATAAATATAAAAATGTTGAATTTTATAAGTTTAATTATCCTCCATTAAGAATAGGCGAATTTCATAATGGAACTTTTGGAAGTTTGACACGTTTATTACCATTATTTGATAGATCACCATATGATATAGCACAATATCAATATATATGGATAGATGATATTGATATTTTACCAAAAAATTTGGATTTAAATATTATTAATAAAATAGAATTAAAAGGATTTGATACATATTTTTCATCATTATTTTGCTATTTTAGACCATGGTTTAAACATAAACATAACTATAATCTTAATTTTCCATTAATAACAAATATTCGATTAAATTATAATATATTTTCAAAATTTTTAGACGATTTAGTAAATAATAAATATAAAGATGTTATTGATGAAATTCTTAAATATCGTATGGATAGATATAAATATGATTATCAAGTAAAACATCCATATGGTATGGATGAATATTTTACAAATAATATATTATATAATCATTTAATTAAATATAAAACATATATATCATATCAAACAGATGTATCATCTTTGTTAAAGAGTATATCTTTTATAAAAGGAATAGATAAAAATAATCAAGAAATTATAAAATCTTTATTAGATTTACAAAATATTGCATATAAGGCAAGTGATTTAAAAATACTTAGAAATATAAATAATACATTTATAAAATTATTTAAAAAAATAGATAAAAATAAATTGTATCCATTAATAGATGATAATAAGAAAAAATGTATTAATGAATATATTGTATTTTTAAATAAATATGATATGAAAGATATAAATGATTTTAAATATATTATTAAAATTAATTAATTTTTTTATAAATTTTTTTTGTTTGATATTTTATAATGGAAATTATAAAATTCAATGAAATAAAAACTCGCAGAAAACATTTATTATCTTTATCGATTTATAAAATGTTAGATACTTATAGACCATTTGAAGTATATTTTGATTCTTTTAAAAAAATAATATCTGAATTATCTACTAAACAAACTATTTTTGATATCAGAGTTTATTTTGATTATAGTTGTCATAAAGAAATAGAACCTTTTATTAAAGAATATCCTTTAATAGAATTTTATAAGTTTAATTTTCCTAGATTAAGAATAAGTGAATATCATCATGGAGTATTTGGTAAATTAATAGGGTACTATCCAATATTTCAAGATTATTTTAATTATGAATATATTTATGTAACTGATGTTTTATTTGAATATAAATGGTATCGCTTTAATGATATTAATTTTGTATTAGATAATAAAATAAATACATATTTTTATTTATTACCAAAAGGAGAAGAAAAAAATAAAATATCTTTACCATTATTAACAAATATAAAAATAAATAAATTAATTTTTGATAGTTATATAACTAGTATTGCAAACGGAAAATATAATGATTATATACATAAAATGTTATCAGAAGCAAAATATAGTGTAACATATAATTATGATGTAAAATTCCCATATGGTATGGATATTTATTTTATAAATAATATAGTGTATGATAATTTATACAGTGGTTCAGTTTATGCAAGAATATCATATGATTTATTAAGATTTATATCACTTTTATTTAAAGCAAATTATACTAAGATATATAATCTACCAAAAAGATCAAAAGATATTTTAGAAGAAATAAAAAAATTAAGTGAAATAAAATTTAATTCAGATGATAACACAATTAAAGGAACAATTATTTCTTTAATTGTAAAATTTATTAATAAATATGGTAGAGATGATTTCTTAAAATTATTTTATGAAAATCAACAAAAAGTTATTGCCTTATTTTATATTTTTATTGATAAAAATAAAGAAAAAGTTAATAATGATACTTTGTATGAATTAAGTGAATTAATAAAATTAAAATAAATTATACATTATTTGCTAAAAATTGAATCAATTCGTTCACAATCTTCTTTCTTTCACTATGATATGGTCTAATTATTTTCATAACATCATTAAATTTACTCCATTTGATATCACCAATTTCATATGATATCTTGTCTTTTTCAATTTCAGTTTCTTTTTCTTTAATAGCAATAAAATAAACATGTTTATATATTACTCCATCTGTACCTGTAAAAATTTCATTAAATGGATATAATTTATTGAGAATTAAAATATCATCTTTAGTTAATGATGTTTCTTCATTAAATTCTCTTAATGCACATTGTAAATTCTTTTCATTATTGTTTCTTCTGCCCTTCGGAAATCCCCATTCAGGTTCATTATATTCATTCTCAAATTCTTTTTCAAAAAAATTTAAATCATATAATTCACTAAATCTCTCTTTTGCTATAACATAATCTTTTTTAAATTTAGTAGTTTCTAATGTTTCATTCCATAAATCACACCACAAATATTCAAAATTACTTTTATTATCTTTTATCATTTTTATTTCTTTATCCGTCATCTGTTTAAATAAATAATTTACATATTCTTCATCATTAATATCATATCGTCCTCTAATTAATTCAATATATCCAACACTATTTCTTCTACAAATTAATAATATTTCTACATTATCTATCAAACTTTGTAGTTCTTTTTCAGTATATATTTTATTTATTGTTTTATTATATTTATCTACTGCAATATTATCATTAAAATCATAAATTAATCCTTTATGAATATATTTACTTTTTAATATATCAATCAGTTTTTTATCTTTAATATTCATTGTAATTATTCCATAACTTGTTACTGGCATAGGACAACCTTTGTATTTATGTCCAGTTTTCCCACAATTAGTACAGAATATTTGATGGGTATTATTCATATTTAAATTCATATATTATTTTTTCTCTACTAAATATTAAATTTATTTTCTTATATATCTAAAATTTTTGATTTTTTTGTATAATCAGATTCTTTAATTACCATATCTGATTTTTCTTCTCCATTATCATCTTCATTAAATGTTACAAATTCTGTAAATTTATTTTCATCTTCTGTTATTACAGATTCATCTTGATTTGGTTCAAAATTATTTTTAATTTCTGCTTCAGTCGGAATATCATCAATATACCCATATACTGATATAAAATTATCTTTATTATAAAATCGTTTTGCTAATATAGATATAATTAAATAATCTCCAATGTTAATTTGTTTATTTTTTTCTGCATATAAAAATACACCTTGAACTAATTTAAATTTAGTAGAAATCTTATCATATTTTAATACAACTTTAATTGGACCATTTTTTGCTAAGATTGCCATATTATTCATTTTTTCAATCTTAACTACTATCTTTGTATTTTCAATAGGTATGCATGTGTTCGCAGCATATTTAATATTAAATACTGCAGAACTTGTAAAATCTTCTGCATTTATTATTCCATCACTATATGACATCATTTTGTATACTTTATTTACGTAACCATATTTATTACATTTTTTTTCTACTTTTTTGATCAAATTATTTTTTAAATTAATATATAATTCATTATTCATTTGATATGGTCGTAATTTAACTTGAGTATAAAATACTGTATTTCTATATGGATTAACAATTTCGTTCATAATTTAAGTAATATATAATACTTATGTATTAAATATTTAAATTAATAAAAATTCACTTTTTTTATAAAAAAATAATTTAGAAAAAATCATCAAAATAGAATGAATTTATAACCTCATTCTTTTGTTCTTGAATTTTCTTTTCATTAAATTCATTTTTATCTTTTGCTTTTATAATTTGAAGAGTTTTTTCATCAAGTTTAGTCTGACTTTGCTTACTTTGTTCTAGCTTACTTTTTTCTAAGTTACTATTTACTGAATTATTATTTACTGAATTATAATTTAGGTTTCTGTAAAATACAGAATAATTCATTTGATTATATATTATATTTATATATTTTATATAAATTTTTAATTTATCAATTTTTTATAAAATCTATTTATTGATTTTATAAAAAATTAGGGCGAATGTAATGAGAAATTAGGGTGAATGTAATGAGAAAACAATTTTTTATAAAATTTTATAGAATAAAATTTTATAAAAAATTAGGGCAAATGTAATGAGAAATTAGGGCGAATGTAATGAGAAAACAATTTTTATATAAATATGTTATCTTTGGTAATTATATTTGGTTTTTTTTCAATTGAATTATTTTTTGATAATAAAATATTTTTATTAAGTTCATTTAGATAATTTTCTATTTCTATATCTTCTTTTAATAATTTTTTAAATTCTTTTTTTGCATTCTTATATTGTTTAATTATTTCATTATTTAATTCATTTTTTAATTCATTTTTTTGTTCTAATAGTTCCTGAATTGTTTCCTGAATTGGTTCTTGAATTGGTTCCTGAATTGGTTCCTGAATTGGTTCTTGAATTGGTTCCTGAATTGGTTCTGGTATATGTATGACATCAATTGATTCTAATAATAATTTTGCTTCTTGAATTGAATTTTTTTCTATTAATTCATTATTTCTTTTATGAAATAAATGTTTCATAAATAAATGTCGATTCATTATAGTTTAGTATTTATTATAATATATTATTATAAAAAATAATATATTTTAACTTACATTGGTTTATTCTATAATTTTTATAAATTTTTTATTATCTTTTTCAAAATTAAATTCATTTAATAATTCATCATTCTTGCTATTAGTTGTTAAAATATAACGAGGATATTTCTTATTACGAACATTATCAAAGATTCCATTATCTTCTTTTTTAATTGTTAAATCTTCTCCTTTAAATTTTGATTTAATATAATCAACACGATCTTTAAGATTAAATGGGAATTCATAATTAGAATGATTTTTTGGAATTATCAAATATGTTTTTTTATCAAGACTATATTTTTCTAAAAATAATAATCTTTCTTGAATTTTTTGACATATATCAATTCTTGTTCCAGATGGATTAAAATTTAAAGCATTTATCTTTTTAGCAATCTTTAATATTTCATCCTTATCAAAAGCATTATCACATACTGCACCTTTTAAGCTTGTAATACCAATACCTCTCTTTTTATCTGAGACTTGTCGTTTATTTCTTAATTTAAATAATTGTATTTTATTTCGATTCTTATCTATTTTCATATCTAAAATCCCAACTATTTCATTTTCTTCTCTCTTTTCATAATAATTCTTTACATCATCACTATCAAAATCATAATCATCTAAATTAGATGATTCATTTGAAAGAGATGCTGATGCAAGTTCTTCTTTATATTCTTTATATTTTGGATGTTTTTTGATAAAATTATAGATGGATGGATTATTAATTAATTCTTTATTAAATTTATTTCTATAATTCATAGGTAAATTTTCATTTTCATTAAATGGTTGAAAAATATAATAACCTTTACGATATATTAAATATCCAGGATTATTAAATTTATCTACTATTGCATCATTAAAATTATTAAAATCATTCTCACTAATAGGTATTAATAAATCTAGTGCTTTATACACAAAAAAATCATCAAATAATTCTCTTTGTTCACCACTATATTTACTTTTTACTTTATCTAATATCTGATCTAATGTATAAACTATTTTAAATTTAAATAATTCTTTAATCTTTTCTTTAGCATCAGATACTTCTTTTTTTGATGTATCTGATGTAAATGTTGTATAATCTAAATCTTTTTTAGCTATTTTTTTAAATAATTTACGATCTTTATCATAATATTTTAGATATAATTGATGATCATAGCATTTAAAATTACATTCTTCAAAATCACATAACATAGTACATAATTTTCCTTCTCCTTTATGCAATGGATTTTTACAACCTTTTGATTCTTCAACTTCTTCGGGAAATACATTTGCATGATAATTTATTGGACAATCAATTGCTGCTTCTTTAATGCATCTTTCTACTTTTTTAACTAATAGATATTTTAATTCTGCTTTTCTATACAAGTCTTCTTCACTAGATAATCTACTATTTTTTTCATTTGCTAAACTAACAACATATTTATATATCTTTACTTCAGGATAAGGATCCTCTTCTGTCATAACTTTATAGTGTTTGCATAAACGTATCGCTCTTCCAATAACTTGTTGAACTCTTGCAAAATTATAATATACATCTAAAATATGGACTGCTCTTACATTTTCTAATGTAATTCCTTCATTCATTACTCTAGAACCTAAGATTAATTTAATATTTCTTCCCTCTTTATTTTGTAAATTATTGAAGATGTTCAATAGACGTTTCTTTTCTTCGGGTTGAACATTTTCTTCACCTTCATTCTCTCCAGTAAAGGCTAAGTATGTGGAAGGATAGAATTTTTCATTTGGGTATTTCTTTTTAAAATCTACATATTTTATACCAGTTCTATATTCTTTAATAGAATCAGTTATTGGATATAATCCATCATCTCTATATTCTAAATATCCGTTTGCTTTTAATACTTCTTCAAATAAATCAATACCTACTTTAACTAAATTTGAATATACAAAACATGTTTTTGAACCTTCTTTACCATCAACCATATTATTTATATTCATAAGAGCTTCATGAAATTTTGTAGAAAATATTTTTAATTTAGATTCATGTAATATTAAACCACTAATATTTATTCCTGTTGAACTTTCTCTTAATATTTCATTAATATTTGTAATTTTATTATCAAAAAATTTCTCATTTAATTTTTTCAAATATAATTCTCTTGATGTTTTTAACTGATTTAGTACTGTATTAATACCATCTTTTGAATAAGTACCAACAATAGATTTTTTTTCATTATCTAATACTGGAAAAACAAAATTTGCACTAGCAGTAGATTCTTTATCAAGAGCATCCTTTGAATATTCTTCTAGAGTTTTAAGATAAATTTCTTTTTGAAAATCACTCATATAGCATCTAACTACTTTTGTAAATAGTAATTCTTTTATTTTTTCACCCATTTCAACTCCCTTCGCAAATACTAATGAATCATTTCCTCTAAAATAACTTATATATCCATTTAACATTTTTTTAAGATATTCTTGTGAACCATCTTTTAATGCCATTAAATGATTTCGTTCAACTGTAAATATTTTTTCACGTTCTATTTGATCATTTGTTGGTCTTAAATAATTTATTAATTCAACAATTTCGTCTCCAAAATTTTTCATAGGAGTTGCAGTCATTAAAATAATTTTTAAATTTCTAGAATTTTCTATAATTTTTTTAAGGGCTTTACCTTGATCATTTCCTACAAAATTATGTGCTTCATCAATTATTA